TACATGACGCCTATTGTTTTCGGTATGGGATATACAGAACAACTCTCAGAAATGGAATCAATGGCAGCGGAAGGATGGAAACCATATGGCCACTAATCAATATACACAATCAGTTCTTAATAAGTCACATGTTGATAAGTTTAGACTTGTCTTTCAGTTGCCTAATGCACTAAAGAAAATTAATAAGCACGATGAACGTAATAACGCTACTGTTATACAAGATTCAATGCAGCTTTCTATATATGGAACTGTTGTACCTGCAATTACTGTACCAGCGTTAGAAATAAGATATTCTGGTAGTACTCTTTATAATTCTACACACAGTAAAAATCCTTACCCCCCGGTAACGGTTAATTTTACAATAGATAACCAATATAATAATTATTGGACGATTTATAAATGGATTAATTTACTTCACGACGAATATACAGGTGTATATGATAGTTCAGGTCTTGTTCAAGATGACAGATTTAAGGATTATCAAACAGACCTAACAATATACGGGCTTGATGAGTATAATAACGAAAAAATTAAATTTATTTACACTAAAGCTTTTCCTACTGATTTAGGAGGTATTAATTATAACTATAGAGAAGATGGAGAAATCGAATCATCCTTTACCTTTGTTTACTCTCAGCTGCATACATCGCTTTTAAGCTGAAAATTTATACTTAAAAAGTATAAATACTTATATGGCGAAAAGAACAATCCAATCACCAGGTGTTGAAATTAGGGAAAATGATTTATCTCTAAGAGTACCAACACCTGCCGGCACAACCGTTTATATTACAGGTTATACAGATCAAGGTCCAACAGATGAGGTTTTAAGCGTAGGAAGCATTTCAGAATTTGAATCTATTTACGGAAATCCAAAGACACCAGCAGAAAGATATTGCTATCATACTGTAAAAGCAACACTTAATTCATCTGCTAATGTACTTATTAACAGATTACCTTATGGTGACGGTACAGGTGAAGGATTTGGTTCTTCTATATCTGTTCTCGCTTACCCAGCTATCGTAGCTGCAAATGCTATATCAGGTATTGGTGCTAACACACCACTCTCCGGTACAGGTACATTATCTGCAACTAATATTTCTACTACTTATTTAGGAGCATCAGGTGCTACATATTTGCTTGGACAACCAACGCAGTTTAATATCTCACAAACAGATTACACAAACCTTGTTAACGGTACGTTATTCTCGCAATGGAGTAATAGTGCACTAACAACATTCAACTCTCTACAGAGTCTTTCAGGTGCTGCTGTAATAGCAATCAATTCTGGACAAACAACAATTGACGGTAAGTATCAAGGTTATTATGTTGGTTTAGCAGATAATACAAATATTAACCCTGCTTCTAATTATGATAGTATTCAAACTGCTTATACTGTTACACAGTCTGCTGGTACTTCTGGTCTTACAGCTTATAATAGTATTCCGAAATCCCGATTAGCTTTCTCCTTAACAGCAACACCTGCTTATGGAAATAATCCTGCTACTAATACAGTATCGCAAGTGATGGAAGAAAAAATTACTAATTATGATATTGGTACAAGATTCTTTGACGATACACTTAATGTTGGTATCTTTAAATTAAGACAATCAGTATTTGCTAATGATTCAACAACTTTAGATTATATTATCGAAGAAGGTTATAATGGTTCAATTGGCTATGCTAGACAAATTAATAGTGAAAACGGTGGCAAGCCGGTTAACTTTTTCCTTGAAAATGTTGAGAATGGTTCGAGAAATCTTGAATTATTAGTTAATCCATATATTTCCGATTACTTCAATGGTATACAACTCAATCCAGATGGTACACCGTCAAAGAAGGTACGTGTTATTTCAACACAATTAGTTAATTCATTATCAGCAATTAATAATACATATACTGCTACCTTACTTGTATCTGGTCTTTCTGCATCAGCACTCTCAACTGCACAAGCAGCATACGCTCCTTTCGGCGTTACATATGCGCAGTTCCAAGCAGCTACAGGAATTGGCTACGGTGATGCGTTATTCCCGCTTGGTGCTTACGGTGCTGTTAAGATTAGCTCAAAGAGTGTTGGTAATATACCAGATAAGATTAGTCGTGCTTTAGAGCGTGTTAGAAATGATCAGCTTTTTAATATCGATATTATAGCAGAAGGTGGTCTTGGTACTATATGGACAACAGTTTGTGCTACTGGTCTCACTTACTTTGATGATACAAAGACTGCTCCTGATATTGAAGCTCTTAGAACATCAAATGATCTAACTATTACAAATGCAAGAGATAGTTACACTACAATCTTTAATCAATTTAATACATTCTGCGGACCAGTAAAAGATGGTGGTAGAGGTGATATATTCTTTATCGCTGACCCTATTCGTCAAATATTTGTAACAGGTAAAGATACAAAGGTTATTAATATACCTGGTCTTAACTTCTCACAACACATTTACTGGCCTCTTAGACATCAATTTGAAAATACTAATACGTCGTATGCAGGTGTATTTGCAAATTATATGAAAGTATATGATGCATATAGTGGCTTATACATTTATGTACCTTCTTCAGGATTTGCAGCAGCGAGAATGGCATCAACAGATACAGATCAAGGACCATGGGCAGCGCCTGCTGGTTATTCACGCGGTGTAATTAATGATGCGCTTGATGTTGCTCTTTCACCTAACCAAAGACAGCGTGATGAGTTCTATAAGTTTAACTTTAATCCTGTAACACGTGTACCTGATCAAGGTATTGTTGTATACGGTCAAAAGACACTTCTTAAAAAGCCAAGTGCTTTCGATAGAATTAACGTTCGTAGAAGCTTCTTATACTTAGAAAAAGCTACGAGAGACGTAATGAGATACTTCTTATTTGAGAATAATACACTATTCACAAGAACTCGTGTCGTTAATACACTTACACCTTTCTTTGAGAGAGTTAAACAATCAGATGGTCTTTATGATTACCTTATTGTATGTGATAGCCGTAACAACACTGGTGATGTTATCGATAACAATGAATTAGTAGTAGATATTTACTTAAAGCCTGTTAAGTCTGCTGAATTTATCTTAATAAATTTTTACGCAACTCGCACCGATACCAACTTCCAAGAGTTAATTGGTGGTTAATAAAAAGTAGTTAAAATAATTAAGCCGGTTGGAAACAACCGGCTTTTTTTTGTATTTCTATATCAGGTTACATAAATATTAATATGGCCGGCGTAAACCAAAATATCCAAAACTTCTATAAAACAGCAGCAGATAGAGATTTCTCTAGAGATTTCCTTTTTAGAGTAACTGAGTTAAATCTTGCTGGTGTTCCTGCGATGACAGAAGGTCAATTAATCTATGCTAAGACAGCTGCTCTTCCAGGTAGAAATATTAGTAATGTTGCTGTACCTTATATGGGATTAAACATTAATGTTCCAGGTGGTGTTACATATCCAGGTTCTGAAGGTTATCAAATTGTATTCTATCTTGATGCAGCTAGTAGCCTTAGAAATTACTTTGAAACTGCTTCAAGAGCATTATTTGACGATAGTACTTCTACAGGTCAATATGGTACACCAGATCAAACACACTATATTACATTAGCGCAATTAGATAAGGATCTTAAGCCAATTAGTTCGTATAAGCTTGTTGGAGCTTCTATAAGAAATATTGAGAATATCTCATATTCAATAGCTGCAGGTACTGGTCAAACTGTAGACGTTACAGCTACAATTGCTTACCACTACTATACTAATCCTCCTGTTGCTCAATAAAAACTAAACATAAGTGACTGGATCAATTCCATTACGGATCAGTCTACAGAACGAGTGGGCTAATGATGTTCCACTTAAGTTTCTTTGGACGATATCTTTCTTTCCACGGGGTGCAGCAGCGGCTAGCTTGTTTGCTGCTAATACTATGAGCGATATAGGAGCTAATATCTCCTCCATACTCGCACGTTATGAAGGACCTAATAAATGGCCGGTTGTAAGTGGGTTGTTTGATTATCAATCAGATCCAAACAGTTATTATGGTTATATGTTTGCACAAAATGTTGCTTTACCTAATGATGCATATAATGTAAGTAACTCTTCACTTGATAATGTTGGAGGATTTTTACCAGGTTATATTAGTGGAGACAGAAATGGTTACGGTGCAAGTAACGGATTATCTATTACATTTCTCGAAACTAATTTAGATATTATTGACAATTTTATAAGACCTTGGATTATAGCTGCATCATATAAGGGTCTTATAGAAGATGGTAAAGAAGATATAAAATGTAATATAATGGTTAACTACTATACCCGCGCTAAACCGGGTCAAGGTGGGTTACCAGTCTTTCAGCATAGAAAAGCACTTATTTTTGAGGATGCTATACCTCACCAAGTTAGCGGTGATGAATTAAATTATTCTGATATTAGTTTTGCGGAAGTTAGTAAGACAGTTGGATTTGCTTTTAGTCGTTACTATACTATACCTGTAGTATGAGCCACGGCTTTAAAATTAAAATTCAATTACCAAGCGGTAAACGTATACGGTTAGAGGAGTTAAAGAATAAGGATTATTTAACTATACTAAAGTATTGCGAGAATGCAGATATTGAGGGATTAAATGATTTATTTAATTTCATTATTTTTAAGGGTGACCTTAAGTTTTTAGATATTATAGATAAGTTCTATATTCTATTAACTATACGAATGCTTTTTATAGATCCTGATTTATTATTTTCAAATACCAACGGTACGGTAAATTACGGTATATCTACAATACTTGAAAAAATTGATTGTTTTCAAAATGATTTTGAGCAAACAATAAACGTACAAGATTTTACAGTTGATTTAGGGTTACCGAATACTCTGTATTTTAAGAGTATTGATGATATATATTCAAGTATAATAAGAACTATTAAATTTAAAGATAATGTACTCAATTTTGCTGAATTAACAGAACAAGAAAAAGAAAAAGTTTTAGCTACTATCCCAAACTTACTATTTCCACATATTAATAAGTATATAACTCAGATTTCTAAACAATTACAGGATTTTGTAATTATAGAGCATAATGAAGCTTTTAATATAGAAGGTATTAATACAAATATAATTTCAAATGAGTTTATGAATTTTATTATGATGATTTTCTCAACAGGGTTAAAAAACTTTTTCGAATTATTATATGTTTTTTCAAATAGACTTTCTATATCAGGTGATACGTTTTTTGATCTTACACCTCTTGATACACGAGTATTAATTAACATATATAATAAGGATATTGATGATCAAAATAAGGAGTTGCAAAGCAAGAAGCGTGAGTAAATACATTTATGAGTGATGTTAAGTCTTTTTTGGATGAACTTAAACAATTTAATGATAACGAGTTTGTAGATGTATATGTACCGTCTATTAATAAGAAAATTCCCTTTAAATCATTTTCTGTTAAACAACAAAGAGATGTAATTAAGACTATTCTCGAAGGTGTTGAAGGTACTATACTCTCAACTAAGATTTTTAATGATATCGTTAAGGAAAATTCTACTGAAGATATTGCTTTTAAACATTACGATAGAAGTAAGATTCTTTTAGATATTAGACGTCAAATTAACGGTGATAAAGTAACTATTAACAGTATTGATTATTCTCTCGATAGTCTACCACCTTTTAAGTTTAAGTATGTAGAGGAGCAAGAGTTTGAATATAAAGGTATTAGGGTTAAAGTAAAGATACCAACACTTATAGAAGATTCAAAAATTACAGAAAAGAGTATTTCTGAGATATCCAAGCTTGCTGCAGACGATAAAAAAATTGGTGGTTCTATTAGTATTTTATTAGTATATGAACTAATAAAATTTATACAAACAATACAAATAGAGGATTCTATCATTAATTTTGGTGAGCATGGTATTTACGATAGAAAAAATATTGTTGAAAACCTACCTCTCAAACTTAATAATATGTTACTTGACTTTATTGCAAAATATAAGGAGTATGAACAAGAGTTCTTTACATTCAGCGACGGTACTAAGTTAAATATAGACGCTGGCTTTTTAGCCGGTGAATAAATAACTATGTGGCTAATGATAAATTAGGTGTTTTAGAAACTATGTCTGCACTCCTAAGAGGGAGAACAGAGCCAAAAGGTGTAGACTCAAAATCTGCTAATTCTTCTAGTGTTATTAATAACGAAGAAAATAGAGTTAAATCAAATTTAACTTCTGATGAACAATCCAGACTTAGAAAAATAGCTAAAATCTTTGGAGAAGAATTTGGTAAAATTGTTGAGATAGGAAAGTATGCGCAAGACACGGTAGCTAAAAGAGTGTCGACAATTACACCAATAAGAGCCTTAGGTTCTATGAAAGATAGAGTTGTTAGTGCGGTTAGTAATATAAAAGACAACAAGGGTGACTTTGTTAAAACAATGTTGGGCGCTCTCGGAGCTGCAGCTCTTGGTGTTTTTGGGTGGTCATTACTACCGAAAGAATTAAAAGAAAAAATAAAAGGTGTAGTAGGTGGTCTAATAGATAGTGTTATGACTACCTTCAAAAATTTAGACTGGAAGACTATACTTAAAATTGGTGTTGTAGTAGGTGGTACAATATTAACCATTTATATGCTTAATAAAGGGGTTAAAGGATTAGGTTGGAATTTGATTAAGCTAGCAGCTGGTATAGGTGCAACTACCGTTGCTTTAGAATTTCTTGTAGATAAGGGGCTTAAACCTTTTGAAGGTATAGGGTGGGAGACATTAGGAAAAGCAGGAGTTGCTATAACAGCATTAGGAGTAGCAGGAAAACTTATAGGTAGTAACTTTAAAGATATTGCATTAGGCGCATTAGGGCTTGGTCTTATGGATGCTGCATTATGGGGTATATCAAAAGCTGTAGAACCGTTTGCTAAAATGGATTGGAAAGTTTTGAAGATAGCTGGTGCTGCTATAGTTGGGTTAGGTGTTATTGGTGGTGTCGCAGGTGCTGGACCAATTCCTGAATTAATAGGTATGGGTGCTATTGCACTTGGATTACTTGGTATTGCCCTTATACCATTCGCATATGCAGCTAATCTTGCAGCGCCAGCTCTTGATAAAATTGCAGATTCTTTAGTAAAGCTTAAAGATATGCCAGTAAGTGTCTTGCTAGCTGTAGGACCAGCTTTAGCTGCTATAGGAGCGGGATTAGCAGTGTTTAGTAGTGGTAGTCTTTTTAGTAGTATAATAGATGGTATTGGTTCACTATTTGGTGCAAAAAGTCCGTTTGATAAGATAATAGAACTCGGTAAAGCTGCACCTGGTATAGAAAAACTAACAAATGCTCTTAAAGAATTAGCAGCTGTTAAAGATTTTAATATATTAGGCAATCTTGATGTAGATAAGACCATTAAAAATATTAATAACATTAACGAAGCATTGTGGAACCTATTAGGCACACAAAAGAAGGTTAATAGTGAAATCTCTGGCACGTTAACCACAACCGGTGATAATAATATGCAGACACTTGTATCTAATACTGCTGAATATAATAAGTTTGCTAAAGCTGCATTATCTGAACAGATTAAACGTCAAGATACAATGATTGAATTACTTGTTCAACTTGTAAGAAAACCAGTAGGTGGTGGCTCTGGAGCCTCTTTTAACTCATATAATACCCCATCACCTGAAAACTACAGAACTGATTATAATAATCAGACTTTATTAGCATAACACCTAACAGAACTATATGTCTACACCTACATCTTTATACTCTTATACATCTAACACTCTTACAACCAATCTTCTTAGTATAGGTGGTATAGATGTTATAGGTGGGTTAATTTCTGCACCATCATTAGCTAATATTGGCACTGTAAATAATACAAACGGTAATGTTATATTACATCCGAAGAGTCCTACAGGTATAATAGATGTTAGAGGTGATTTTGTTTGGACAGTATCTCCTAAAAAAGGTGTATTACCATCAATTCCTTGTGTATTTCTTACAGAGAGATCACAGGAAACGAATTCACTTATTTCCTCCGCTTTATATTATGTTACATCGTTTATAAATGGTATAGGAGGATCAACAAATAATTTAGATAAAGAAAGTAGTAATAAAATAATTACGTATATTACTACACTAATAAGCTCAAGTTTAGGTAGTACAGCTACTGGTTCAAGTTTTGAATCTACAATGAAAGCTCTACAATCAAAGCTTCAAAAACTTGTATCATCTTTTGATGATCAAAGCTTACTAAGTTATTCGAAGAGTACTTTAAAGTCATATATAGGTATATATCTGACTAAGAAAACAGGGTTTAGATATATATTGCCTTACTTCGGCAGTGATACAATGACTGTAACTAATTCATGGGGTAGTCAAAGTCAAGAACGACCCTTGATCTCGAAAAAATATATGGAATTGGTTGAAACATCTGTAGATCAAGCAGCTGCAACACTTAATGTACTACAACCTGGTACCTTTATTGAAAAGCCTAGATATTTTCAATATCCTTCTGAAGGTGAATCTATCACTATTAAGTTTCCACTACTTAACACGTATAACCCTGGTGATAGTTCAGTATTACCATATCAACAAAATTATGAACTGTTATGGATGCTAGCGTATCAGAATAAACCATATAGAACTTCATTTTCAAGAATATTACCACCAAAGATATATACACTCTCTATACCAGGCATTAAATCTATGCCTTACTGTTATATAAGTAATATGTCTGTAGAGTTTCAAGGCACAAAGCGTATTTTACCGGTTGCTATTCCAAGTAATGATCGTGCAGGTACAACTATTACAGCACCAATACCTGAAGCGTATATAGTATCAATTACCTTTACAGGCTTACTAGCGGATATAGGTAATATGATGGCGTCTCCGGATTTCGGTAATAAGATAAATACGGGTGTATTATCTTTATTTTAAATAATATAATTGTAAGATTTTAAAAATGAACGGACTTCCACAAAACGATATACCTACATTAGAAAAATTAGATAATACGAGATATGAAAATATTTTTAATGTCTATACTACTAATAAAACTGCTACAGATGTATATTATTTTTATAATATATTAAACAAGGTTAATATACCAACAGATATCGATCCAACACTAATAGGTGCTTTTACTTTGAATCGGAAATTACCTTGGACAACATTTTCATATAAATTATACGGTACTACTAACTTATGGTGGTTATTATTTTTAATAAATAAACCAAAAAATATATTCTATGCAGAGCCTGGTATAGCATATAAGTATTTTTATCCTGATAATATAGATAGTATTATTAATAGCGTATTAAGTCAAGTTAATGTATGAGTAAGCAGAGTAACATTAATAGCGATATTTATGAATTTGAGTTCGGTCTAGTAAATACTAAACCAGGAGCTGAAATTTACTTACCATTAACAAAGGGTTCAATAGATAATCTTATAATTGAAGATAGCTTAGCATTTTTTGGTTATGGTGGTAGCTGTACCATTAATAATTTTTATGGTATTTTACAACAATTAAATGTGTTAGATGTAACGGGTATTAATTGTTTGTATATTAGTATTAAGGATTCTAACCTTTCTAAGTCAAAAACAAATGCTGATGCTTCAATAGCGTTTTTAGCTTTTCTTACAAAAGGTGTAGAAGACTCAATTAATATTATCGATAAGGGTCTTTCTTTTTCCTTTGAAGAATACTTCGTCGCAAAATTAAAAACAGAAAGTATATATCAGTTACCGAATGACTCTAAGTTAAACGATACCCCAGGTAAATTAATTCACACACTACTTAAGCATTCTAATAAAGAATCTGTAGACGATATAACTACAAATATCACGATAAAGGATGCATTTGTAGCTGATGCTCCTAATAATATTAGTTTAGCGGGGGTGTATAAGAAGGGAAAAACAACACTATATGATATTATTTGTAAATTATATCAATATGTTACTTATACAGGTGATATTGCAGGGCCTGGTTTACTAACAGGTGTAACAGTATTAAAGAATGGGGTTTTACAGAGAAAACTTGTATTAAGACCGTTAGCAGAGTATATTAAAGGGTTTTATATAAAGTATAATCAAAAAGCAGAGGATCTTCATGAATATGTTACGGAGGAGTTTGTAATAGGCTCTGCTAATAATAGTGCTGCTCTAAATACGAACTTTATAGATAATTATAGCTTTATACACGTTGATCAAGGTGATGTTTTAGAAAATAAGTGGATTGATACAATAGTTAGCGGCTCTGGTAGTGAGGATATAACAAGTACAGCTGCACCAACCGTTACTTATGAAGGTGTAAAGTATGATTTTGCTACACAGATGTTAGCTGGCAACGCAGCGAACTTACCTACGGTAACAAGAAATAATGAAGCTGGTAAGTCAAATAGAAGGATTGTACATAAAAATATAGATGATGCGAATGATACACTAACAAAAAGTGCTGTTGTTAATATTATGATGAAAAGTTTCATATATGATAATAAGCATCTTACATTTAGTGTTCCTGGTAAGGCATATAGACAGTCAGGTAAATTTATTAAAATAAATTATAAGGGTGAGGGTATCATTAATAAAGCAACAACAGATGATAGTATGGATGGATACTGGTTTATTATTTCTGTAAAACATGTATTTAAAGGTGATTTTTATACAAATGAAATAGTATGTGCTAAACTTCATACTAAGGGTACGGCTGTTCGACCTGGAGCTAATATATCTAATATACCAGCTGGTATATATAAAACTACACCCGAAACAACACCGACACCTGCATTACAATCAGCACTTAATTCATTTAACAATCAATTTAATCCTAATGTAAATCCGGGTGTTAGTGTAACTACTAGTGCTCCTACAATACCACCACCTACTCCAGCGGTATTAGAAACAGCAAATCAATCGTTTACTAATCAATTTAATCCTAGTATAAATCCACAATTTTAATTGTATTAATTAATTAGTTCTTAGGATTACACGATAAATAATTACAATGGTAATATACTCACATAATTTACACGCTAAACTTTTTGGTTATGCGATTTCTCGAGAGTTTATTAAGTATCAATCACCCTATTGCGAGCACTTAGACGATCCTGCTCTCGCATTAGATTTTGATTTAGCTATAAATTTTAATCAGGCTATCAATGGTAATAAAGATGCACTTAATGCATTCGTGACTACTTTTGTATTAAGTGGTGCAAGTATAGATATACCTACAAAGAAATTTTATAGGCAAAAAATGGAAACATA